AGAGAAATTCCAAGCAGCAGTCACAGCATCTGTACCATCCAATAGAGCGTCAATGTCACCCTCAAGCGCAGCAAAATTAGTAGCAGCCTCATCAAGATAAAGGTTCAACTTGATTTCCTGATCACTTGTCTGTCCATTGAATCCACCATATCCCTTTGGAAGCTTCAAACTAAGCTCGTAAGATGTGTACTCTGATCCAACAAGAGGTAACTCTCCATCAAAAGAGTCAACAACACCCTCTGATAGAAGGGTTGCCCCTTCATTAACACCAGCGGTTCCAGCAGAAGGTGCTGAAGCTGTTAAGTTTAAAAGACCGCCAACATTAATTACTGGATTGGTTGAACTTGAAGTAATTATGCAAGTTGTAGTTCCAGATGGAGTAACATCTAAAGAACCAGCACTAACAAAAGCACTAATAAGAGTTCTAAGGTTATTACACACAGTGGTTGCAGTATCACCAGTTACGGCAACGTATCCAACTGAAATAACTTTTTCCTCATCATTAACATACTGCTTGATTATCACACGATACTCAAGTCCAGCAGATGGTGATGCTGGTGTAAGTGTAATGGCAGCCCCAGCTGAAGTTACAGCTGCTTTCTTCTCTGCTGAAAAGAGTTTTTTCCAAGGAAAAGAGTAGTCATCAACGGTTACAATTCCATCAGCCACATCTAAATCAGCCGCTGATGCTGCAATCGTATTAAGAACGATATTGATATCTTTATTCATTTTTTCTAAGTTTTTAAGAGTTTATAAATTAAGCTACCAATTCAATCAATCCACTGAACTTACCGATCATGTCGATTCCGTTATCAGCCATGATGTCACATCTGTGAGCATCTACTGAACTTACGATATCCACACTGTAATCTGCGAAGTTATCAACAGTAGGTACACCTGCATCAGCCATACCTTTGATGTAACCACAGTAGAACTCAGATGGTCCTCGGAAGATTTTTTCGATAGCAGGAGCAAGACCTCCTCCTTTAACTTCGATAGGATCCAAGTCAAGTGCGAAGCAAGTGTGCTGCTGACGGTATGGGTTGCTAAGTCCAGAAACTGAAGTCAACTCAGGGAAGAACTCAGTATCGTTAAGAACTGGAAGCTCAACCATTGCAACTTCAACACCAGCGATAGTGTACTTACGTACATCAACACCTTTTACCTCAGAACCACCGAAAGTGTTCATTGAACCAGCGTTAAGAATGTAGCCATCAGTGAAGTTACGCTGAATGTGCTGCATCATTCCACGACCCATGAACAAGGTGATAGGAGTAGTTCGGCTTGCCTTACGGCTCCATACGTTAGCAAGGAAGTTGTCGAACTGAGCCTGAGTCAAAGCAGAAGCAAGTGGAAGGTACTCACCACCTCGGTTGATGATAGACCAACGAACACCACCGTTCATGTCAGAAAGACCACCTACTTGAGAAGTCCACTGAGCTTGGTTTGAGAACAACATCTGCTTCTCCATCTGACGAAGGAATCGCTGTACCATCAAGTCCAACTGAGCATCTCCCCAGAACTTGTCCTTGTAGTAGATACGAGACTTGATGTTCTCTCTACGAGAAGCCAAGTAAGTATCACGCTTAACAGCAGAGTAGTTGTAGATCAACTCAGGGAACTCATATAGTGGAGATTTTCCATCAGAGTAGAAGTTTGGAGAGCTGTCTCCCAATACCTTAACATAAGTACCAGCAGTTGAGAACGCAGTGTTCATTGCAGCAAGAGTAGACTCAGTTGCCTCCAATGTGATTGAACCTGGAGTGGTTGCGATAACCTTACCAGATACACTGTGATCAGCAGCAACTACAACGTCACCAACACGGAAAGTGTCAACTGGTGCAGGAGGAGTTCCCTGTGGCTGAAGTGCAAGTACAAGTGTGTTACCCGATGGTGCGCCTGAAGCTACTTGAGCAATAACGTGTCCACGACCCATTACTGATTTCTCGTACTTGTCAGTATCGAACTGCTTACCGCCTCCGAAAGGCATATTCAAGATGTTAACGATCATTCCGAACTTGTTGTAACCTCCAGAAAGGTCATACACGTTACGGAAATCGTTACGGTCAGACAACGAACGAACCGTTAGGTTGTCTGCTACGTTTAAAGGGCTATTTTGTGCCATTTTAGATTTCTTTTAAGTTTTGTTTTAAAGAGTTATGTTCCCTCCATTAACCCCTCTTCTTCCTGCGGCATCGCCTCTTGCCTTCAGGTATGCGTTGTAATCATTCGTTCTGCCTCCTACTTTTGTGGTTTTTAAACCAGTCCTCTTCGGTGCAGCACGTTTGATGAACTCTGCCTTTTGACCTTTTACCTTGCCCTGCTGTACCTTGTTCTGAAGGACATCCTTCTTGAACAGATCCCATGCGGCAAAGTCAAACATCTTGTTGACATTCACAGTACCATCTGCATTGACGAAACCTATTTTTCCTGAGATCACATGATCGTGGATCGCTTTGGTCATGTCTTCGGTAAGATTTAAACCGTAATAACCCTTGTTCACCATTGACCTTGTAAGCCCAACGAATTGTTCGTGATTTTTCTTTTGTGTCTCTTGCATTCTCTTCTGCTGCTCAACAGACTGTTCACTTGTCTGAAATGCAACATTCTTGATTCTGTCCTCCTGTTGTTTCTTGAGGTCTTCACGCATCTTGCGTGTCTCAAGCTTCTTCTGAACAGGAGAAAGGTCATCGAATCTATCCATCTCGTATTCAATCTCCTCTTCTGTAAGACCAAGACCGTTCACGCTCATCTTGTAGATCTCCTTGTCAGACATGGCATCGTAATCCTTGTCCAATTCAAAAGACTTCATGTAGTCTCTGAAGCTACCGTTACCAGACTGCTTGAATTTCAAGTACCCATCTATAAGAGGGTCGTTCAATACAGCTTCAGCCTGTGCAACCTTCTGCTCCATCTCTTGAAGCTTTTGGCTTTCATCAACTTTAGTGTCTACCTTTTTGTCAGGAGTGCTATCAAATGAGAACGGGTCTTTCAGGATTGACTCCTGCTTAGACTCCTCTTCTTCTTGGAGTACGATCTCCCAAGCCTCTTCATCAGAGAGTTCAGAGTTACCTTCACGTTCTTTCACAGCATCGATTCTTTTCAGGTCATCAGTTGCTTGAGCCTTCTTATCCTCAAGCACCTTTGACTTCATTTCTTCGATCTGATCCGCAAGGTCCTCTTCTTCCATGCCTGGATTTTCCTCCATGAGCTTAGAGATGATGGATTGCTCCTCATCCTGCTCAAGAGATACTTCGACATCATAATTCAAAGAACCATTCTCATCGTTCATATTGCTGTCATCGACAACAATTTCTTCTTCTCTTTCTTCCATTTTACAAAGTTATATATAATTTATTGATTTACAACACTATGCACCCTCACCTCCAGGAGGCATCTGCTGACGCTCCTGTTCGTATGCGAGTTCTGCCTCTCTGTCTGCAACTGGCTGCATTGTCTTCTGACGTAGCTTGGCTTCTTCTCTTGCGTTTCTTCCAGACTCTGCCATCTCCTGCTGCTGCATTGAGAATTGACGCTGACGCTCTTGTTCTGCCTGTTGTTGAAGCATCATCATCTGCTGCTGTTGCTGCTGTTGCATCTTACGCTTCTTGATCTTCAAGGTCATCTTGTCTTTCAACTCAGTGTATGTACGTGCAGTTTCAAGTTCGATATAGTCATCCCAATCGAATCCCGTCTTGTCTGCGTTCTGAGCCATGGCTTGAGCAATTGTCAATAGTCTCTGTCTTGACTGCTCGTCTATCATATCCTCAATATCAACCTTTACCATCATGTCCTCCAATTGGAACTCTGTGGTATTCTTGAAGAACTTGATAGCGTCCTCAGACAGCATTACATCTGCCGCCTCTTCACCATCCATGTCCATCAACATAATCTTTGCCTTGTTGAGGATATACTGCAATAGGTAGGTGTAGTATGTCATGAAACCATCGTAGTATGTTGCCATACCTAACTGATTCTGACTTATCGATTGTTGCTGCGAACCATATCCGACATAACTTGTCAACTGCCCCATGGATACCTTTGAGGCGTTGATTATCTCTTTCATCATTCGCTCTTTCTCCTGTATCAACGAAACATAGATGGATACATTACCACCAAGAGACATATCCAACTTCTCTACAAGTCTTTGACCATCAAGTACATTTGGGTCTTCACCATCTGATCCATCAGTAACGTGCATTGCATATTTCTTCAGGTTGGTTATGATCTCCCTTACAGAGTCACCTGCGCCAACCTTCATTCCGTTTACGAACAGTATATTGCCAAGGTCTTTACCGATGTTCTGACGTATCTTGTATTCGTAGGCATCAATGTCATCCTGTAGCTTCTTCATTCTATCAACCACAGAACGGTTCATGCCCATCATCATGTTCGGTATGAATGTGCGTACAGGTAGCATAGGACGGCTTGGATTCATTGAGTCGTAGACCACGTTATAATCCCTGCCATAATCTGTAAGTATAGCGTTTCCTATTAGCGTGGCTTTATCTATTCTAAGATAGGAGTATCGCTCTGAATCGTTTCCGTGGATAGGAGTAATATCCTTTCCCTCACCTTTTTCCTTTTTTAACTTCTTTGTCTCTGGAACCTCTGTTATCCAAAAACCAGTAACAACAGCAACCTGTCGATAATTTCTACCATCAGGACCACCCCACCAATTGAAACCAATGTCAGAACCACTTGATCCGTTGTAGTGATTCAATAGTTCAAATCCTATTCCAGGTGTAGTTGCGGACATCTCCTTTACAAGATCACGTTCCTCGTCCGTAAGGTCGTATCTGTAATAGATCTCTTCAGGTGTCATGAAAGATACCCAACCAACGAACTCGGCAGTCTCGTTATGGTCCGAGTCATTACTGAAATCAAGTATGAGGTTATACGGAGGGATGACCTCTGTGTATGGTCTTCCGTGCATCTCATCAACATAGATACCGCAGTATCTTCCTATGGCGCAGTCAGTGAATGCTCGCATCATCTGATCCTTCAGTCTATTTCTATTGATGATGTCATTGATAAGGTCAAGACCGTACTCCTCCATCTCATCGATAGGGGACTTCATCACCTTCTCCACCGCCTCATCAAGGTCTATATTATTCCCTATGCCCTCTGGGAAGAACCCCATGCCATACTTCTCCTGTGTCTGATTGAAGAACTCAGCAAGGTCTTTCTTCAGCTTTATCATCTGAACCCTCTGCATCTTCTTGGATATCTTGGAAGGCTCAAGGCTTTCGATGGTGACCTTTGTGGAGTTGAGTACCTTTCTTATACCACCACGCATATACTCTATCAACTCAAATATCTGCTCACCCTTGATGTAAGGGGCTGGAAGTTCCCCACCTTTCTCGTCCTCTGTAAGGTATGCGAAGTTGAAGTTCTCCTGCGTACCCATGAAGTATCTGTAGTTGTTTATGATCTGATCAACTGGAGACTCTTCAGCCCAACGCTTGGTACTTCTCTTTCCCTCTCTTTTTACTTCATCTGTATTGGATGCTATGTTGTAGTGGGTAGCTATGTATCTTACATTCTGAGCATACCAGTTCTCAATAGACCCATAATCCTTTTCTATTTTCTTCTTATCAAAATAGCCATCTGGTCTATCGTAAACTATTTCAATTTCGTGACTATTGTCCAGTATCATCCGTTATGAATTTTAAAGCTGAAAACGGAAGTTCAAATACCCTCCCATCGATGTGTCTTATTATTATTGCGTAAGTGTTGAATCCATTGTTTATATCACCCTTGTATCCTACCGCAAGGAACTCACCTGTTTTGTTGTTCCCATCTCTACCTACCCACCTTACACTTCTTCCTTTGGCGTTCTTGTGTTCCATATACCTACTCCAGTTGGAGGTGCAATTACGTCACCTCCTTCAAATATCGGAATTTTCTGCCACTTTGTTACTCTTCTGCCTGATTCATCGGTAGTTACATAGCTTACTTCCTTGTATTTTACCGATACTCTCTTCTCTGATTTCTTATATTCATCCCTATCATACAGTTCACAGGCAACCAACGCATCCAAAAGGTCGGTGTTGCTTACATGGAAGTCTGGTAGTTGGTTTATGATGTCCAGGAACCATATTCTATCACAATGGTTTCTCAGGTATTCAAAGAAGAAGTTGTATATCGTATCTCTGTTCCACTTATCCTTGTGGAATCCTTTAGCAGCCTTTCTGTCAAATGACTTGGCTCCTGTTATTATCGGTTGATTAGCTATGTACGCCCATGTACCGAACTGTCTGTACTGATCCATCAGAACTCTTCCTTCGTTACGCTCGATCATGTTCTTACAGTCGTTGTAATATCGTTGCAGGAGCATTGTCTCCTGATATATGGTAATAGGGTCGTTGGTTCTTCTTTGGTAGTAAGCAACATACTCCTGTGTGCTTGGTCGCTTAATGATTGTTGAATGAACAGAACGCTTGCCTGTACTTAATGCCTTCTTAGTGTCCATGGTGTCCGTATCAACCATTGGGATAGGGTCAGTTCCAGCTCTGTACTCTTCCCCATTGACAGGATGTTCCAAGATGGTGTAATTACCCTTGTTGTTCGCAACAGCCACAACTCTTCCACCTTTTTCAACAAGGTCGTATGTGTTCACTGGTCTTGGAGTCTCTACTATTACTTTTTTCTGAGCGTTTATCTTTGGAAGTATGTCTTCAGGAATGATACCGACATTGTTCATTTCGAATATGTCGTTGATGTCCATCGGGTAAGACTTCACGAAACCAATGTAGTCACGCTTGTCATCACTCCTGTCAAGATATGCTCTACGCTTTTCTATCCATTCCTTTGCACCTTCCTGATCAGACCATCCGTTCGGACAGAAGTCGTAGAACCTACCTGTCTGATTTCCTTTATCATCATACTCAGGTGCTTTACTGATACCCATTGTTCCTGGGATGAAAACAGTCCTGACACCTAAAGACTCAGCCTCCTTCCACATCAACTCAGCCTCCTTGATGCCCTCTTCCGATACGATACCAGCACTTCCACCGAATACCACAGGGGCTATCTTTTCAAAGTCATCCATCAGACATGATTGTATCGATTGACGCACCTCTGATGCAAAGTCATGTAAGAACAGCTCATCGATGAATGCGTGTGCAGCACGTTCAGATTCAAAGTTGGACGCATCCTTTCTTGAGTCACTTGTCTGCCTCGCAAGGATGTTGGAGTTGTTTCCAGTGGTCATCCCCTCGTGGTCTTTGATGTCAATGGTCATGTAACCAGTGAGTCTTTGAGACTTCTTCTCTGGTCTTATCCATTCATCAAGCTTGTCGTATGCTACCGCTACCTTTTCGTTGAATAGTTTCTCCGTCTTGCTCCTGTTGTTAGATGTCAGGAGCGATGTCGAACCTGGACTTGTCACTGCCTTCCATAACGACACTCCTGCCCCAAAAAGAGCAGAAAGACCTATACCTCTTCTTTTGTAGATACATAGATCCTGTCCAAGTCTTGTCGCTTCGTAGTATTCATCGATAACCCACTCATCAACATCCCTCCACCATGGATGTATCAGTTGACCTCTTGGTTGTTTTATTTTTATCTGTGTAAGGTAGAAGTAATGCAGACCCTTCAAACCTGCGTGTCCTTCAACCCATCTTTCCTGTTCCTGTAACCACCACTTGGCTTCTTCAGCCTTTGTCATCTTAGGCTTACCCTCCCACACGAACTTTGGTGGCTTGGGATTCCCATTGATGATTATTTCTGGTCCATTCCTTTCTGACATTAAGCTTTTTACTTTGTTACAAAATTAGTTATTTGATTTGACATGATGATTTTATACATTGCACAAAATTTAAAACATGACATACAGTTATAAGTGCCAAGGGAAATGTAAGACGGTTCAAGACCGTGTTCACGGAATGAATGAAGAGCCTGTTTTCATGTGCTGCGGAAAACAAATGAAGAAGTTCTTCGGAACTCCACTTGGTATTCATGGAGCGAATACTGGTAGTAGGAAGGGTACGTAGGTTTGTTGTTATTATTACTATCTTTGTACCGTTCCTTTCCTTTCTCCTTCCTTGGGGTGGTACTTTCGGGTGCTGCCCCTTTTTTTATTCAAAAAAATATTAATTTAGCGACATGACAAACAAAAGGATGAGACTCTCTCCAGAGGAGATAGACCTGATAAATGAACACAGAGGAATATCTGTTACAAACATTAACGGGAATAGCGCACTTGATGTACATCTTGCAGAGCGTGGAATAGATAAATCAGATGTAGTGTCTGTAAAACATTGGCAATCTGCAAGTGGGGAGTTCAGGTTCTCCGTTGTCACAAAAGAGAACGCTGGTGTAAGTCAGTCAATAATTGAGGATACATTCAGTGACATACTTGAAGACATAAAGGAATGGTCACCGAAGTTTGAACACATAATAAGAAAACCGTTAGCAGACCCTCATTGTCTTGTAATAGACCCAGCAGACATACACGTTGGGAAGCTGTCAAGTATGATAGAGACAGGTCAATCATACGATATGCATAAGGCTGTAAGTCAAGTGGATCATGCTATCGATGGAATACTTTCAAAGGCTATCGGATTCAGTATAGACAAGATATTCTTCGTTATAGGTAATGATGTTCTTCACATAGATACGCCTAGAAGAACAACAACGAGTGGAACACCGCAGGATACGAGTGGAATGTGGCACGATGCATTCATTGAAGCCAAGATGATGTACGTAAGGGCTATTGAGAAGATGATACCAGTAGCTGACGTACACGTTATATTCAATCCATCGAATCACGATTATATGTCAGGATGGATGTTGGCTCAGACAGTAGAAGCTTACTTCAGAAATCATCCAAACGTAACATTCGATGTAAGTATAGCCCATCGCAAATACACTTCCTATGGCGTTAACCTTATTGGAACAAACCATGGTGATGGAGCAAAGCTGGATAATCTACCATTGATAATGGCGCAGGAAGCACCAGAGCTTTGGGTAAAATGCCCTATGAGGTACGTCTACCTTCATCACATACACCACAAGCAAACATACAAGTTCATGTCTGGAAAGGATTTCATAGGTGTTACGGTGGAGTATCTGAGAACACCAAGCGCATCAGACTCCTGGCATCATAGAAATGGATACATAGGTGCTAAGAAGGCTGTTGAGGCATTCGTCCATAGTAAGGAACACGGACAGGTAGCCAGGATAACCCATAATCTATGATGTCTGAAGAAACACGATTAGCCATAAGGACTGTTATTGCAATCCTTATTCTTATATTTGCATCTGCAACTATTTGGCTATTAACACTTTATGCAGCAGGAATAATATGGAAATAAAAATCAACCCCAAAAAGAAGAAAATCGTGATCAGTTACGATATCAAGGAGGAGTCAAAGAAGATTCTTTCTCAGGCTCAATCACTTGCTGAACATCTTCCTGATTATCTGATGAAGATTGTTCAGACATCTTCAAAGAGTAAGAAATGTAAAGAAAATCAATCCTAACATTCTTACCGTTCTTTATCATCACTATTCCGTTAACGCAGTCCTCTGCTGCGTCATGCTCTGACACCCTCTTCCACATATTCGTTATTACACGTTTCAGGTCTGCTATTGATGGCGTTTTACCTCCCCAGTAAGACTTTATACTCTTATTGGTCCTGATAATGTGTTTAATGTGAGGGTAATCTATTGCTTCAAAGAAAGCTTGTGTTATATTTGTATCCATGACTGCAATATTACAAAAAAGTTTCCTGTGGATGAATCCAGGGACGATATTTAATTTAAAGGCTCACGAAGAGCATGAGGATCTGAATATCTTCATGTGTGAGGACCTTGATGGTGAAGGGAATGAGTTTTGGCTCTCCGAAGGATTTGTACTTGGAGAATTTGAGGATGGCTACAAGCCATTATGCTGGACTCAGGATCTATTCATCATCATCTGACAAGGTCTTAGGTCTTTCAACCCAATATATGGCATCTGGCTCCCTTACTGGTACGCCAGATGTATTCCTATATACTGAATTATCAGAACCTAAAAACCCATCAAAATAACGATTTCCATCGCTCCATACACAGTTCTTGTGTATTTCAGGACGGTTGAAATAGACCACTTTCCAATCTTTCTTATTCATTGTCTGTGATTTATACCGCTAAGTTACTGAAAATTAATGAATTACAAAATACTCTGCCTGAGTATGTCTATGATCTGTTCATTTACAGGATATATGCCCATGCTCTTTTTATCTCCAAACTCCCACTTCTGATGGCATTCTAGGCAAAGGATGTTTATGTTGGCTTTAACGTGCCGTAGTTTCGGCTGAGAACCCTTTGATAGGATATGGGAGAACATATATCGTTCCCACTTACTTCCAAGGCTCTTATCGCATTCCTCGCAGTAATGTGGTCGTTCAGACCATATCTCCTCGTAGAACTTGGTGTCAAGGTCTATCTTTTCCTTTACATTCTTCGATGGTCCTGGTTTCTTGTACGATATGGACGCACACGGCTTACATCTTCCTTTACTCCAGATGTAGTCTTCATTACCGCATTCCTTACAAGTCTTTTTCTTTCTTGGTATCATGTAGTAAATATACAAAAAAGAAAGCCCCCACATTTTGCGGAGGCTTTCATTTTCTAACCACTAAATCAGAAAACAGACCATGAAAAATTGAACTGTGTAAAATTAATAATTCAATTGAGAAATACAAAATAAAGTTTTATCAATCTTGCAAGTTCATCTATTCCAAGCTCTGTCGTTGCAGCGAACTGCATATTATCATCATACAATTTTACGAATCCGAAGTCGTGTAACATCATTATCTGCTCATGATGCTCGTGATCCCACACATCCTTTCCGAACATAAGTTCCTTCAATAGCGTCATTTTCAATTCATCACTCATCACTAACATCGTAGTTCTTGTATCGTATGTCGTACTGTCTTGTCTGCATCTTTTCTATGAATCTCTTTCTTGCCTCGTCAGGATCAGCATCCTTCTTAACGTAAATAGTGGTACTCCTGTCTATTACAACTCTCTGTAACTCATTAAGATCTGGAGAATACTTTTGAGATATCTCCAATGCCTTATTTCTAAGTTCTTTAAGTTCTTCATTTCTTACTGCACCCTCTTTTTCCATTTTTCTAAAGTTAGTGGTTTATAATTGTTTTTCAAATTGTGCCGCAATGTAGAAACTATTACTAAATTAGCAAACAAAATTTTATCAAATGGATATAAGAAAAGCCAAGATAACCGAGGGCTATCAGATAGAGGGATTGGTCAAGATGTGCGCTGAAGAGTCAGGTATGATGATGATAGACGCTGTAGATGCACACGGTGCTATATCCAGGACGGTTCTTTCACCTAATTGCCATGTCTATGTTGCTGTTGTTGACGAAGAAATCATTGGGGTCATACTTGGATTGCAAGGTGCTATGTTCAGCAATCTACACAACATGGAAGTGTCGATGTGTGTGCATCCGAATTACAGGAGATGCGGAGCTGGAATTGAACTTATGGAGTATTTTCTTCTTGAACAAGGATGGAGGAACGTGTATGCAGAGGTTGTAAGCGATAATGAACCTATCATAAGATTGCTTACAAAGTGTAATTTCAAACTCGTATGCTCACTACCGAAGTTCGTTAACACAAGAAGAGGATTCAGAGACAAAATGATATTTACATACAATGGATAAACCGAAGAATTTTAAGGAACTGAAGAAGAGACTTCAGCCATTTGTCAATATGGATAACCAAGTAAGGTTAAACCAAGAGTCTACCATAACCAATGTTGGTAAGGTGATAGACACTCACGTTAAAATACTTGAGGCTAACTCTGGAAACAAAGGTTATATGCCGTATTACGAGAGGCTCGTAATGCTACTTACTATCCTTGAGTCTGGCTGGGAATAGCGAATCTCTCAGGGTCTATCCTCTTACACCTTTCAAGTATCAGTACGGATACTTTTTTGAACGCCATTCTCTCGGCAGGTGTTGTCTCAATTCCTATCTCAGTGTTCAGCCCAGCGTCTACTTCAAGTAGGATGTCCACAGCAGCCCTGTGCGGTGATGACGTTCCTGACGTATCTATAGCCCTTTTAAGATACTTGGCGGTATCAAGGACTTCTTCATAAGCCTCCTGTAACCAGTCCTTGTGGCTATAATCCTGTCGATCTACTGTTACTCCGTATTCGCTCGCTCCTTTGATGTCTGAGGCTATCAGGTCCTCATGTATCCTACTTGTCGTGTTGCTCTCCATTCTCCAAATATACCGTATCTTTGTTATATGGCAAAGCGAGATTACAAATCTGAGTACAAAAAGTTCCAATCATCTGAGGAGCAGAAGAAAAAACGTGCAGGTCGAAACAAGGAGAGGAGAAAAGCCATGAAGAACGGAACCGTCAAGAAAGGTGATGGCATGGATATGTCACACACAAAGAATGGGGTAGTAAAAAAGCCCCGATCCGTAAACCGAGGCTCTAAGAAAGACACGCCAGGTGATGTTCGTGCCAGGGGTAAAGGTCAAAAGAAGCGACAGCCTAAGAGAGGCTGATGGCTATCTTCTTAGATAGGTAATCGTTTATTGCTGACATAGGGTCCTTTGCCGATCCAGCTATTATTGAATTTCTTTCCGTAAAATACTTCGATATATCGTCCTTATGAAAGGCATACCATGTATCGTCATATGGGTTGTACGTGGCTAATACGCCATAGTAGTGCATTCGTTGTTTCTTTCTCATCTTACTTTGTTTAACCATTCAAACTCCTTTGTTCGCATTCCTGCATACATCACCGCTATCGAATCAGCCATGTGTTCTTGTTTCACTAAGGGAAACTTGTTCCTGATAAGCCATGGAGCCTCTGGGTGCTTTTCATAAGCCCATTCTATCATCTCCTTCTTACTGGCGTTCTTCTTTCCTACACTTGCCATCTTTACCTCCTGTGGCGTAACCTCCAAACATCGGTCAGGTAATGAAGCAAGCAGGAAACAACTTACACCGTAGTTCTTCATCCCGCTTGCACTTTGACTTCCACTTGGTGTCTCTGCGAATATGATGTCAGGAACGTAACGCTCTATGAACTGCTTTGAACCCCTGTACAGGTCAACACATCTCTCAATAAGGTCTGAGGATGCACGTATCTTCTTGTTAGGGTTCTTTTCGGTTGTTATGGTCACTGAGTCAATGACAATGATCCTGTCACCAGAAATATCAAAAGCCGTAAGACACGTATTACTTAGGCTTGGGTCTATTGCTACTGCTTTCATTCTTTACAGTTAGGGTATGTACAGTTATCATTCAGGGTACAGCTTTCACCTTCCCTTTTTACATACTTGCAATTCTTTGGTTCTGTCTTCAAAAAATGCTCGCACTTACCTTCGCTTATAGGAGGCTTCATGAAGTATGATTGGTAATTACTCGGTTTTGCAGTATGTCTGTAGCATATCTGTTTCAGTGGGCATCTCTCGCCCGAACACATCGTAATATCTGGCATTATAATTTGTCGTTTAGTAGAAACATTGGACAGAGGCATGGTAGTTACGTGTGAACTCCCAAAGTGTGCATGCCCTTTGCTTCATAGTTTCAGTTCGAGTTCTTGACCCGTTAGTGCGAAATAAAGGTTTTGCAGTTGGTGGACATGCTTCAGACTTACAAGCTCTGAAAATTGATTCATAAATCCATGAAACACAATCCAGTTAGTTTCAGATATTGCGTGTGGATCTTTCTTGACCTTTATGCCCCAGTTTATAAATTCGTATTGCTTAAATCCATCGTCATTAAAACCAAACCGTTTCAACCATTCCTCTGTGAGTGGGATTGGTTTAACAATATTTGGATTGTTCTTAATGTCATCTAACTCATATCCAAACTCAACAGGATAAGCATTGCCATCTGAACGCTCCTCGTAATTCCATTTAACCCAATTACCAATTCTTAAATCTCTAATTTGTAAACTTTCCATATTCCTTTTTTTGTTGATTTACTTAACCCTGTTAAATTATTATGTATTGAGCCTGCACTAACTCCTGTCTTAATACTAGCCTCTGTTATACTATTGAAAACATCTTTATCATTTAATATAACCTTTACCCTGTTATTGCTTGGCTTACCTTTTCTTTTTTTAGCAGAATTTTTAACAGCCAAAGACATATCCCTGCCTTTTGCTTTTTCCCTCATTTTATTTTTAGTTTCTTCAGAATGTGGCATTCTTTTTCTATTTTTTTGGTATATTGAGATTTTGTTTTTTTGCTCTTGTGTTAGTTTTACTCCTTTTCTTGAGCTTTCACCACCAGTAGAATTGTTATACCCGAACAATCTGTTATTACTTTTATGTAAAAAAATTAATTCTATTTCTTTATTTAGCATATCTTTTTTAGTATCAGCCTCAAAAACAACTTCTATATTGAAATTTTCAAACCCGTATTTCTTCATAGCATTATATAAATGGTAACTTTTTTTATTAGAGTTACACTTATGCTGTTGCCATCTCTTTTTAAGAGGTTGTTGAGTTACACCAAAATAAACTTTGTTATTTATAGTATTTGTTATTTTATACACTATGTTTTTCATAAAACAAATATACAAATAATATTCTCAATTCGGTTGCTTTCATAGTTCTACGTCTTTGTTTCTTACTGGTTCTTCTTTTGCTTTACCACATACCTGACATACTTTACCACCATTAAGGTAGTGCTTCCGCCATACGTGGTTCTTGCAGCGTCTTTGTAGCATTGCTTTTACATTCTCGTCAGCCTTGCGGATAAACTCTTCTGCTTCTTCTCCTTCAAGTGTTGGAATGTATGACATAGGAATAGCTACTCTGGCAGTATTATTCGTGCAACTCAGCTTGTGAAAGCCCTCCTTGCCACATATTTTACATTTACTCATCTTTGTTTTGATTTAATTTGTTACACAACCTGTACTAAACAACATTTCACGATTGTTTAGTAATCCGTTGTAAAACATAGCTTACGCATTTACCGTGAAACAGGCGTTACATTTATCCTTACTGCAATTAGTGCCGTCAAGTGGTCTTTGGCATTTTATACAAACATCAGTTCTATGCGCCTGCTCGGTCATTAATTCAAGCATCTTCGTCATGCTTATCTGCTCGTCAATGAATTGCTTGTAAACCTTTCTAAAGAAACTCACGGTAATCCTTCCCGCCTTACGTTCTACAACATCACCTATAGGTAACGCTTCATCACTCGTGGAAATCCCGTTCGCTTCCAGTTCATCAATCTTGATAAGTCGTGCAATCAATTGGCGTTCAAGCCAAGCTTCGTAGGTTTCAAGTTCATCACTTCCTGGTTCGGTTTCCGTGCTTGTTCCGTTATACATGTCGTAAAGGAATTGTTGGTCATATTTCATCGCTCTCTATTTTGGTTAATTAAAAGTTTGTTTTCTCGTATCAATGTTGTGGTGCGCTACCCATAGCAAAAACCGTTGTGTGTAATAATTATACTAATGCCTTGCGTTGTAAACCCGAATGCAGTTCTTACACGCCTTCCCAAGCGGCACGTTTATGGTCATATTAAAGTTGCCTTGTTCGTCAAATCCACGACCACAAATAGGTGCGCTCACATGGTTCTTTTTAATCAGGTTAGTATCATCTTTGCCCTCGCCAGCTTCATAAACCAAATGCAATTTTTGCCCCTTTTTAATTCTCATGTATCTCATAATCTCAGTTTTTCAAATCCGTATAATTACTAAGGCTTACGCACAAATCGACCACACACACACAACAGCACCTATACAAAACAGCGGACAGGTTGGCGGTAAATTGAAAGCTAATCTCGGTGCTGCTTTGCATAGCTAAACCGTTGTGTAAAAAGAGCGAGTGGATATATGTTACCACCATTATCACCGAGCTGATCCATGGAGTTTACGGTTGTTTCTACTCTGATCAAGAGTTTCGCTCTATTATCTTCCTACATTTCTCGTAATCCTCCACAGACTCGTAGTATCTCAACACTACATCTGGGTCTTCGTGGTTCTCAGGCAGGTAGAACACCCCCTGCTCTGCAAGCTTGTCGTAGTCTGTAGCACCTATCAATAGCTGGTAGGCGTTGTGGTAGCATTCTTCAGTCTCGGTCATCTTATTTGTTTATAGTGGTCTTAATTGATTTTGGGCTAAGCAATAACCTTTTCCGTGACCTAAATCTTTGATGTTGGACTCTTGTATGAGTTCATCCTTTAAAGACCACCCAGCAAATGTTACCGTGTTATCTTCAATTATAGCGAGTATATACATATCAACATCTGGATTAACCTTCATCGTGGACAGTAACTTTCCAGTTTTGTACCTCGTAGACTTTATATCGTACCTGTAATTATTATATACCCCATCGCAACTTCCGCTTCTCGGAGATAAACCTATATCTGGGAATACATTGAATTTTTTAGCAAAGGCATACTCAGCAATTACCCCATCAACATCAGCAGCCATACCATCATGGCTTCCTATTTTAGCATCTTTTACACCAGCGTTTCTCGCTATCAATGTTCTCATTCTTCCTATCATCTCACAAACTGTGATTTCGTCAGGTCTTAGCGTTACTTTCATTCCAATATCTTCAGTGTTCCGTCAGCCTTTACTATGTATACGCAATTCTCGTTCTCAATTATATGCGTCAGGATCATCGCCATTTCCATGGATATGCTTCCTTCCTGAACCATCCTCTCCATATATGGTATATGGAAATCATTCCCAGAAGGAAATGTTTCAATAAGAGACGATAATACTTTTTCAACCTGTTGCCGTGGTGTCATTTGCTTTTAAATGTTACTGGATAATTAGACAGATATCTCTCTACGTCCTTCAACTTGGCAAACTTGATGTACTTTCCATTCTTATCAAGCACCTTGACCATCGATATGACTATCTTGGGGTCACCATCGACCAGCTCAAAGTCATACTTGGTAATCTCAAAACTTCCTACATTCATTGTTTTTAATTTTAGCGCAAGTAAATAAATATTCCAATACCACGCAAGCTTTCAAATAAAAAAACCCCGCCATCTGCCAGGGCGGGGAACAAAGAATGAACAAAATCAAAATATAGACGGCAGATTATTATCCTAATTCATTTCATACAGTATTATCGTATCCTTTTCTATGCTGAGTGGGATACAACTGAAATACCATATCCATTGTATCCCAGGTGGTCTGCGCTATGAACTCCTCGTACTCCTCATAACTCTCGTCATCAGCCTGTGGGAATACTATATGCAACAACTCATGCACTATGGACTCCTCATCCAAAGGTATGTCATGGTAAATGACAGCACTCCTGCCATCAAAGTCCCTCTCTATCCCTACAAAGTAATCCTCTCCATTGTACTCTACCTGATCTGGGTCTATACGCTCTGTACGGATACTCCAATCATCAAGACCAAGTCTACTTACCCAGGAATCTATAAGTGGCTTCATCTGTCAAAAATATCATCAACAAAAGCAGAAACACCCATTATCACAGAATCAGTTGAATGCTCTATCCCAGCAACAAACTCTATAGAGTCACCCTGGATGACAATCTCAGCCTCCCTGTCAATGAAAACACCTACTATCAGAACATCGTCATCAATGGAAGCCAACTCCTTTCTTAATTCACCTACAGTCATCGTTATTGTTTAGAAACCG